AGACTATGGGAATGAAATACGACTGGAACAAGATGTCGCAGGTTGTGGAAGGTTACAGGGTCAAGGTGGGTCATACGTTGCCGTCGAGTATGCTTCGTTTTAGAAAAAAGGTCAACGAATATCAGGAATGTGGATATTCTTGCCTTATAAGCGGTAAGTTCGGCAACCAGTCACGTAGAAAAGTTGACCATAAGACCGAAAGACTTATAATATCAATAGCGTCGTTGCCTAATAAACCTTATAATACAAGCGTATGGGAAATGTACAACGCTTTCGTATGTGGCGAACTGGAGGTTTATGATGTCGAGACAGGCGCGTTGTTCAATCCTGCAGAATGGACAGATAAAAGCGGAGAACCATTATCGTTAAGTGAAAGCACGATAGCCAATTATCTTAACAAACCTAAGAACCGTGTATTGATAGAGCAAAGCACTACTTCATACACAACATTTATGCATGAGCAGATGCCACACGTCCATCGCCATGCTCCAGAATTCTCATTCTCTAAAATATCATTCGACGACCGTGACTTGCCTCGCAAATTGATGGATACAAAAGCACGCCCGAAAGCATACTACGCATACGATGTTACAAGTCAGTGTGTTGTCGGATACGCCTATAATCGTCACAAGAATGTCGATTTGGTGACAGATTGTTTCCGTTCTATGTTCAGACTTATAGAGCGTCATGGTTGGGGCTGCCCTGCACAAGTTGAGGTTGAAAATCACCTTATGAGCCAGTGGAGAGACAGCTTCTTAAAAGCTGGTGTGTTGTTCCCATTTGTCCGCTTCTGTGCTCCTATGAATTCTCAAGAGAAGTATGCAGAGCCTTTAAACGGTGCTAAGAAACGTAGCGTGGAGCATAAGAATCACCTCGGCATCGGTCGTTTCTATGCCAAGAGCAGAGCTTACAGAACGGAATCAAATAAAGTGTTTGACGCATTCAACGATACATACGAAGACAAACAATATTACACATGGGACGAACTTATCGCAGATGATATTCGTGACATTCAAGAGTTCAACAACACCCTTCACCCGAACCAGAAAAAATATCCCGGCATGACCCGCTGGCAGGTTCTTGAGGCGAATATGAATCCTTCATTACAGCCTATGGATAAGTCTGTATGGGCTCGCTTCATTGGTGAGCATGTTGAGACTACGATCCGCAGAAACAGTTACTGCCGAGTCGCATATAAAGACTGGTGGCTGAGCAAGACAGATGTCATCGAGAGACTATATCCTAACAACTGGAAGGTTGACGCTTATTACCTTACGGACGAATCAGGGGAGGTGACGGACATGTATATCTTCCAAGACGACAGATTGATTGACAGACTTGAGGATGTCGGCACATATAACACCGCAGATTCAGAGCAAACAGAAGAAGACAGAGCGATATTCAAAGAACAACAGAGAAAGATAGCAGGATTTAAGGGCTATATAAATCGTAACGAGATTAAGAGTGTGGGGATCTCCAAGGCAGAACCTATGCCGGAATATACACGGGAGGAGGTGGAATTACCGTCCATTGATGACGATATGATTCTGGTCGGTGCTGGTAATTTCGATTATACAAGTATAGCATTAGAATCCCTTTAGAATAGCATTAGAACAACATTAAAAGTGAGATATATGATTACTACAGAAGTTAAAAAACAGATTCTTGAGGCGATAACTGCCAACAGAGTGAACTATCCGAGTGATGCAAAACATGCCGCTTCATTGGGTATTGCGACATCGGTTTACAGTAGCATAAAAAACGGACAAACCGATAAGGCACTCAGCGAAGCAAACTGGATTACTATAGCACGCAGATTGGGTGTCAATCTCCGTGGAGGTATCGAATGGAAAGCAGCTCGTACTGCGACATTCGACTTCATAAGCGCACAGTTGGAGGCTTGCCAGAACGCTGGACTTAGCGCGATTATGTGTGACATTCCGAACATTGGAAAGACATTCACAGCACGCTATTATGTAAAAGGACATCGCAATGCTGTTTATATTGATTGTTCACAAGTCAAGACCAAACAGAAACTTGTGCGTAAGATTGCGACGGAGTTCGGTGTGAGCGGCAACGGCAGATACAGCGATATTTATGAGGATCTTGTTTACTATCTCCGTTCCATAGAGACCCCTCTTATAGTTCTTGACGAAGCCGGCGATTTGCAATATGATGCATTCCTCGAATTAAAAGCATTGTGGAATGCTACTGAAAGATGTTGCGCATGGTATATGATGGGTGCAGATGGACTGAAGGCTAAAATAGACCGTTCAATCGAACATCAAAAAGTCGGTTACACCGAAATGTTTTCCAGATATGGAGACAAATACAGCAGAGTAACTCCAGCAGACAATAAAGACCGTGAAAAATTCCTGATGGATCAGGCTGCTGTGGTCGCTAAGGTGAATGCACCTGAAGGTACAGATATAGCTGCTATGGTGCGTAAGACCGCCGGTGGACTAAGAAGGGTGTATACAGAGATTGAGAAACTTAAAATGGCGTAGTCATGGCAAAGAGAGCTTATAGTCCAAAAGATGTCGCGAACATAAAGCATAAGGTGTTGCCTTTTGAGGGTAAGTGGAAGGACGTGTTTGGAGAGCCGGAACAAGGCGACACCTGGTTTATTAGTGGTGCTTCGGCAAGTGGCAAGAGTTCCTTTGTAATGCAACTTGCCAAAATGTTGTGTAGTCTTGGGAATGTTTTGTATGTGTCGCTTGAGGAAGGTGTCGGAGTGTCGATGCAACGCAGACTTGCGCAATTCAAGATGAACGAGGTTCAAGGCTCATTCAGAATAACTACAGATGGCGATATAGACGCTCTTGCCGAAAGGTTGGCAAAGCCAAAAAGCGCAAAGTTTATAATAGTTGACAGTTACCAGTTCGCTTTTGAAGCAGGTTGGGAATACAATCTGACAAGAGACCTTATAGACAGATTCAAGCATAAGACTTTCATTTTTATAAGTCAGGAAGACAAAGGAAAGCCTTTGGGTAAGCCAGCTGTAAGGCTGAAGTATAAGGCAGGTGTCAAAGTCAGGACACAAGGGTTCAGAGCCTATTGTCAAGGTCGATACTCAGGCAATGTTTCCGAGTATTTTACTATCTGGGAAGAAAAGGCGGTGGAGGTTTATAATGAGAAATCGAATGATTAAAATAATCTAATATGGAAAAGAAGAAAGTTTACATCAGCGGTGCTATAGAGCATCATGATTTGAAAGAGAGAAAAGAAATATTCAGAGCTGCCGAAGTGGATTTGGTTCTGGCAGGATATGAAGTAATCAATCCGTTTAACAACGGAGTACCACAGACTGCACACTGGAGAGAACACATGAGGGTTGATATAGGTTTGCTGCTTGGATGTGATTGTATCTATATGCTTCGTGGCTGGGAACTGTCGAAAGGTTGCAAGTTGGAACTTGATGTGGCAAGCAGCTGTGGCATTGAAGTAATGTTTCAACATGATGGGTTATGTATAGAAACATGATGGGTTATGTATAGAAAGAAATTGACGAATGACCATTATGTTGAGGTTAATGCCAAATTAAGCGATCTCCAGTATCGTTTGGCGTGCCTTGAACGAGAGAAAGACAATATGCAGTATGAGGTGTATGTGAGGGAACGCAGCACACTCAACCATAAGATAGAATGTCTTGAGGCTCGTATTGAAGGAAAATGGAAAAAAGCAACGGAAACATACAATTGTAAAGGATATGAATAAAGTAGCAAATAGAATCAGTGACAGACAGAGACGCAGTCTGTTCTACATTTTCAAAAGCATGAAGTTTAACGATGAGATGCGCCATGACTTCATTCTGGATTATACAGATGGTCGTACAGACAGTCTGAAGGATCTTGACTATATAGAAGCTCAGGAAATGATACGCTACTTGCAGGAACTTGGCAGAACGCCACAGACCAGAAAGTATAAGTCTGAATCAGACAGACTGCGCAAAGGTGTTATTAAAGCCATCGGACAGTATTTTGAGGATAGCGGACTGAACGTGAGTCTTGACTATATAAAATCTACAGCCATACGTGCTGCGGGAATTGTTCCGACAGGTTTTGTAAGTCACGACTTCAACAGAATACCGGAAACGACCCTTACAAGAATATACAACGAGTTCTGCCGGAAGCAGTCGGTTATGAGGGTCAAAGATAGAATACCAAAAATAGGATTGAATTAATGATAAAAATTATTGGGGTTAATTATGAAAACACTTCATTTGTTCCTAAAGCACAAATATTATAATATGATCGATTGCGGTTTTAAGACGGAGGAGTATCGAGAAATTAAACCATATTGGAGTAACAGGTTCCGTTGTCAAGCTCATGGAATCTGCGATATGCACACAAACTGCATTCCAGTGGCAAAAGGTTTGGGTAGATGTGATAAATACACTCACGTTCAATTTCATGATGGGTACACTAACAAGACAATGACGTTTGAGATAGAAAATATTGAGATAGGTTTTGGCAAAGCCGTGTGGGGTGCCCCAGACCATGAAGTATACATCATCGTATTAGGGAAAAGAAAAAATAACAAATAATCACAATTAACAAGGAGGAATAAATTATGAACGAAACAAAAACAATTAATGTGACGGCTGACGAATTGGCTGAGTTCAAGGCGTTCCAGGCACAAAAGGCAAAGCAAGCCGAAGAAGAAAGAGTTAAAGCTGAACGAGAACAATATAAACAGCTTGTGGATGAGGAGATAGATGCTTCTATTCCTATATTGCTCTCAATAAGCGACGAAATTAAAAAGAGTAAGTCAAAGGTAATGGATAACTTCAAGACCATTCTTCAAATGAAGTCGGAGTTGTTCAAGACCAAGGTTAAGGATGATCAGCGCAGTCATACCTTTACCAACAGTGAAGGCAACAAACGAATTTCACTTGGTGTTCATGTTACAGATGGTTACAGGGATACTGTTGAAGATGGTATTGCCATTGTAAAAGAATATATCTCAAGTCTTGCTCATGATGAGAAAACTGAAGCCTTAGTAAATATGGTATTCCGTTTATTGGCTCGTGATGCGAAAGGAACACTGAAGGCAAGCCGTATTGTCCAGTTGCGCAAGGTGGCTCAAGATGTAGGTGATGAACGTTTCCTTGAAGGTGTACGCATTATAGAAGACAGCTATCAGCCGGAAATAAGCAAGCAGTTCATCAGAGCTGAGATTAAAACAGAAAACGGAGTATGGAAAACCATTCCTCTTGGAATGACAGAATCCTGATGAGATATGGCAAAAAGACGTGGAGTAAGTTATCAGAAACGTGTTGCGGATATTAACGCGATATATGACAAATACGCTAAGTTGGGCTACAGCAACCGCGAGATTTGGCGCAGATTTGTCTATCCTATTTATCCTGTCTCGGAGCGCACATTCTATAACTTGCTCAAAGCGTCTGCCGACCCCAAGAATGAGATACCTAAAGAATTAACCTTGTTTTTAGACTTTGGCGATGAACAATGAAGTAAAGAGAATTTTCCGCAATATTATCAATGATATAGCGGTCGATATGAAAGAAGAATTTGACCAAAATTTTGAACGTGAAGCCTTCTTCAGCGAGAAATGGCAAAGGCGAAAATCCCCTATTCGCGACAAAGACAGAGCTATACTTACAGATTCCGCTGACCTTCGTAAAAGTATATCTTTCAAAACTACCGACAACAGCATCACGTTTTACACTACACTTCCATACGCTGAGATACATAATGACGGCGGTGAGATAGTAGTGACAGAACGTATGAAAGGTTTTTTCAGATATAAACTCCGACTGGCATACCGAAAGGATAAGTCGAGTCCTGAAACCGAGTTCTGGAGGATGATGTCGATGAAGAAGGTCGGTAGTACGATCGTAATACCGCGTCGTCGCTTCCTTGGAAAATCTCCAGAGGTCGAGAAGAAGGTCAGAGAAATCATAGATAAAAATCTTACCGAATTTTTTA